TCATTTCTCTTTGGTGTTAAAGGTTTCGTTGTATACATCCTCAACGCTCGGATGCTCTTTGGGAATGCTATCCAAGTAGCGTTCAGCAAACTTGCACATCACTTCTTTCTCTTTCTCAAGCATTTCTTGTTTATTCTCAAGCAACATATCTATTGCGAATGCCAATCCGTACTCATCCTTTCTTGACGCTTTCAGTTGGTCAAACATTTCTTGCATTGGTGTCTTCATTTCTCTTTAGTGTTAAAGGTTTCGTTCTCGTCAAGTTGTTCTACGAGTTTAATTGCCTCGTGAAAAGCCATTACTGCGTCGGCTAACGATGCTTCAGAACACGCATTTATGTGCTGGTGAAGTTGGTTAAGTATTTCTTGTTTGTTCATTTCATTTTTTGTTAAAAGTTAATGCTCGTCTTTCCGAGTCGTCATTTCTCTTTGGTGTTAAAGGTTATTGCATATTGCGATATGCGATATTTTACACTTTATGGTGTTTTTATCTTACACTTTGAAAAGGGTTGGAGGGGGCGGGGAAAAGTCAAAACCAAATAACAAATGAATAGCCCCCTCCTTCCCAATTATTACGCCATTTGGCGGTCAAGCCATCTTCGGTACATATTCGCAGCAACGGCAATCCTTTGGGGATAGTAAGGATACGCTTTGCGTAACCTCGCCATTGCTATGCGTATGAATTGATCTTTCATTCTCTTAACAAGATAGTGATTTTTTCGTACCAATCAGTAAATGCTTGATCTCCATCCGGGAGAGATTGTCCGAATGCTATGTGCTTTCTCATTTCCTGGATGATCAGATGCACAAACTTTAGGTCGTTACGTTCCTTCCATACATTAGCAACAAAAATTGACAATGTTCTCGAAGGGAAATTCTTTTTCCCATCTGATATAACTACCTGGTGTAGTTTGTTCAATAGCCATTCCGAAAATTCATTGTTTCCGTTTTTGAAGTTCCCCTCTTTGATTGCAGAATGCATTCGGGCTGCTCCCGTATGACACGAAGCCACGACTCCATTGGATAGTGTCTCCCGGTATTGAATCATCCTTGCCTTTAGCAATTTGTAATCCTCATCTCCCCGATCCGCGAAACTCTTTACATAATCATAAATAGTCCACGTCTTATTGTTGGCGTTCAGTGATATGATTACGTTTTGGATTTCATCCTCATCACATCCTTCAAGCCAATCAATCACATAGCAGGGGAATTCATCCATCCCCAACCTTTTTCCCGCCTCAAAGCGGTGTTGACCTTCCACAATTAGAAAGCCCTCCTCCGAAGGAATTACCTTCAATGCATCCAGGAATCCGTAGTCGGAAAGCAAGGATTCAAATTTATTGATGTGGGCATCATAAGTTTCACGATTGCCCAGGGCGAAGCATAGATCCTTTGTTTTAATCATCTTCATTTCGCCTAATTTGATTTCGTTCATATTACGAAATTTAATAGTTTGCCTACTCTCAAAGGTTTTCGGCTTCCCCTTTATTCAAGTTCTCCAACTATGGTATAAGCATCGAGATCTTCGCCTTCGATAAAGTACCTTTTGTAGATGGATATCGCCTCTTGCAATTTTTCCCTCCCTCTTTGGATGAATGATTCTTTGATCCGATAGATCCCAACATCCAGGGAGGATTTGTCAATCGCAATAAAAACAAACTTTTCCCAGGAGACCCCGAACAATTCACAATAGATAGCACATTGCATATCGTATGAATATTTCTTTGCTGAGAATGGAAATGCCTTGAGGTCAGCAGTCGTTTTCAGGTCCACAATAAAGCCCTGCGATGCATCATACATATCCGCTTTCGCTCTGAATGGTAGATCCCCAATCATCCCGATTGTCGGCACTTCAAAGTCGCACCCCTGGAAAAATGATAGAGCCATTTCATTCCGAAGTAAAGCATCTGCAATTCTTCTCGCCTCTTCATAATCTCTCCGGGTGATTGCTCCATCCGGGGCATCTTTAAATGCCTTCGTAGCCCTTGACTTTACTTCTACAATCTGAATATCATCTACCTTCTCCGGCTCAAGAGCCATTAAATGCACCAATCTTCCAACGCTAAAGGATGAAGATTCATCTTGTCCATATTTGGTGATGTAGTGATATTGCTTTGGGGAATCCAGGAGTTGTTTGCAACTCGTAGAGGATAGGGCATATTTTCCGAGATGTCCGTAGTAGAAGGAATCTTGCTCCATCTTTTTGATGATCTCATTTTGATCCCATCTTTCGCCATTTAGTAATTCAATCATTTCAATTTCTCTTCAATGTGAATCCTATACTGTCGGCAATACTCCTTTGCAAAATCAAAAAAATCTTCGTGCAGGGGCATCGTGATTATTACATTCTTAGTGTAAACCCCATCCTTGTCATCTGATACCGCCTCAAATTGAGCGACCATTTCCCCGCTAAGTGGACTATGTGTGTAGGATATCGGGGATATCATTTCAATATGCATAAAGTCCTCTTTCATCGGTCAAGGTCATTGTAATCTTCATAATCGCAATCATCGCAGATGCCGTGGTAGTTCAAAACTGCGTAGCAATATTCACAGCGATCCGGAGCATCATACGGATCAACTGCACCAAACTCACTGCACATTGTAGAGATTTTTTTCGATGTCAATTCTCTCAATAGCCAAATCAAGTAAGGCATTGTAAGCCGCTTGATGGATATCATTTACCGGTAGCTCTGAATGAGTCCAGTCATAATAGTTCAATGCCTTCACGATTTCAAAGCAATCATATGTGTAAACAACTGCATCCTCAATCATTGAATATACCAATTCCCAAGCATCCTCCTGGGTTTGGATGATTTCATTCTCCGACTGGTCGAAGATCTCATCTTCCACCGACTTAACCCATTGATATTTGTTGAAACTCATTGCAACACAATTTTAAGGAATGAAACAATGGCGAAGGGTGCAAGAAACAGCACCGCAATCATTGTGAAGCCAAAGGCATAAGCCTTGTAATCTTCAATCGTTTTTGGACTTTTCATCATTTGAATTATTATTTGGTTTCTCAAATATATAAAACTTTTCAACAAATCCAAAAAAAAATAAAAATCCCGGAACTAAGCCGGGATCTCTCTAATTACTCGCCTCTCCAGGCATCATAGCATATCGCTATCCTTTGATCAGTTTGTGGGAATTCCACTTTCAAATCGCTCATACATCGAGCCATAAAGTCCTGTTGATTTTCTCCAGGGGATGGGCTTGGAATAGGCATATCACATCAATTTAGTTCCTTCGCTTATATTCAAATAACCTATTTCCTTTTTTATTTTTCCCTGGTTTCCAAAGTCCGTGTTCCTGGGAAGATCTCTATGTTCCCAATCAATCCGGATTCGTGAGATATAAAATGCCCATACGCCCAGGGGAGTGGAGTTTATATAAACGGCTCTTGTTCCAAATTTGATTGCTCTCTCAATCAACGCATCGTGCTTGGATCTCTCAATGATTAAATCATCGTAATGCGCCCTTCGGCATTTTAATTCTATATCCATCCCATACATCAAAGAGTAGCAATCGTAGCGTGAATACTTCTCCTCGCTCATTGCTAAGTCCTTTAAGAAATTCGCTTTCACGAATTCAAAAAGTTCACTCTCCTTCGTAGGTACTGAATACTGCATCCAAGTGATTGATTCTCTCCTTCCAACAAGATCCACAAGATGAATGTGGCTCGTTGGTATTAAAGATTCTATTGTACATTTTTAAAAGCACCTCCTGGTCTGCAAACGCCAGGGAGTTGGTTCTTCTCTTTCTGAATTCGGCAAAGAATTCATATTCTCCTTGAGTCATACAATCCGTTTTGCGGTATCGGAACATCTTGTTCAGTTTCTCCTTTCGGGCATCGCACCCGCAATCGATTCCCGTTTGTTCTGAAAACCAATGTACCGCTTTTTTAATTCCGGTAGCCGTAGTGATCTGCTCAATGGTATCTCCTAACCCCTCAGCTTTCTTTCGCTTCCTTCCAGGATTTGTAGTTTTCTTCGCAGGTGTCTTTGATTTTTTCTCTTCCATTTTTCAAAGTGTTAAAAATAGATCTTGCTGATATCTTGGTTTCCTCCGCAATGCTTCGGATGCTCATTGGGGAGTTGTGATAGATTTCAAATAGTTTTTTGTCATACCAATGCCAATCCTCCACATTCTCCCAAATGCTGTCAATCAATTCATCAAAGGATTCAAGTTCTTCATAGTTTGTTTCCTCGTATGCAATCTCATCTTCCATACGATCAATGTCTACAAAGCTAACTTTTGATTGCATTTTTTTAATTGTCGAGTACATATTGCGCAATGTTATGTACACGAAATAGGTGTTCACTTCACCGTTGTACATAATCTTTTCCGGGTCATCCACATATTTGTGAAGCCGTATGTACATTTCCTGGACTATATCTTCCGCGAGATGCGGATCACATCCGAAGGACTGAATCATTTTGATCCAATCAATATGCTTTTCTGCCAGGAGGTCGAGTATCACGATATTATTTGTACAATAAATACGCCAACAGCAATTTGTATTTCATAGCGGTGTCCTATCTCTTCGTAACCATCTTCACCCCAATCGAGATAGTTAACTCCGAACATAATACCCGCAAGGGCGGAGATGCGAAATGTCATATCAGTTCCTTTAATTTGAAAAACTTTTCCTTGTAAATGTATAACTGCTCCACCTTTTCCTGCTCCTCTCTTAATTCCTGCCTCAATTTCTTAATGATCCGAAGCAGATCCGAATGAGTCATATGTGGGAGATCTTCCATCTTGAAAAGGCTTTCCCGGAACTCAAGAGCATAGTCATACATTTCTTTGTAGTCCTCATAGTTTAGCAATGAATCGTGAATCTTGTTATAATGCACAACGGAAGCGTGATCCCTTCCTAATACCTTACCCATCACCGATGGTCCAGCAACGCAACGGAATGCAGCAGAAAAAGCCGTTCGAGCATAAACAAGTTCTCGTTTTCTTGAGTAATCATCCTCAACCCCCATATGGTTGAAGAATAATTCCTTCGCTGATATCAATTCACTTATGTCCATAGGTCAACCTGCTCTTGTAAGTATTTGTCATTCAGCGTTTTCAAATCCATCTCCCATTGTCCTCGCTGAGATTCCAGGAGCAATGTAGTATTTTTTTTCATATGATCGCAAGGAGATAGTGGTTTGCATTCACATTTTTTGCAGAAATAGGTGAGCCTTTCCTTGACTTCAAAGATCTCTCCTTTCCTTGTTCTGATATGATCTCCCGGTTGGAAGTTTCTAAATGTTCGATGCCGCATTGTCTAACGCTTTTTGTAGTTCATCAATTCTTAAATCTTTCTCGTAAACATCATAACGAAGTTTTGCATTCTCTCTCCTCGCATCATTGAGGAATCGGTTAGAACTCCTTTCAAAATCAATGAAGTAATTCAAGATCCGATCAATCTCAATCAGATCAATCACTCGGTTTATGATGTCATTTTGCTCTCTCGATGTTTCAGCATCTTGAGCAAGGTCATTCATCCAAATAAGTATCTCCCCAAGGAGGATTTGCTTTTCACGGATGAATAATTCGTTGAATGAAGGATCAGAAGGGAACATTGCTTTGTTTTTGTACGGGTGAATGAGGTATCAAACTTTTCAAATTTATGATAAATCCCGTGTTGAATTTCATTGACTCCATCCGAATAGGTTGATCCAGGGGGGTGGGTCTACCTCCGGATTCCAATTCTTTTACCTTTCTGATATGGATATCCGAGAAGATCCAATCCGTTTCGTGCTGGGTATAGCGGTGAATTACAATGAATTCGTCCGCCCGGTTCACGAACTTTCCGCCACCTTCTACATCCGAAGCCATCGGAGGCATTGGATGTCCTTTGTATGGGTGATTCCCCTGGTGTAATCTCCTTAGTGCTTCCGTAGCAGGGTGAGTGTTTACGATTACCATTGCGCCAAACTTTTTGCAGAATACCCTTATGTTGCTTGTTGCTTCGTAATGATATTCGTGAGTCGATACCTTCCCCAATCTCTTTTGGTTGATCGTAAGGGAATTGTATGGGTCAATAAGCATTCCATCGAATTGCCATTCATCGTATAATTCCTCTGCTGTTTCCAAAAGGGAGAATACATCAAATAGCTTTTCGTTATCAATAAATTGGAAATGTCCATTCACGAAATCCAGGTGTCGGTAAAATTTGACCTCATCAATATATTGTATTTGTCTCCCATCCAGGAACTCAATCAATTTTCTTGAAATGGATTTCACATCATTCTCCGAGGAATAAACCAGCCACTTTGTGCCGTTCTTTATCGAATGCATCAGCATTAGAAATAGAATCGTATGGGTCTTACCTACGTTGGCGTGGCCCGTTACTACAATAAAGTTCCCAGCCTTAAACCGAAGGTAGTCATCAATCTCAGGGCATCCGAATTTTGAAGATTCCGGGATCAGCCCTTTCCTTGCCTTCTCAAGGTAATTCATAATATCGCCACTCTTGGCGATCAATGGGTGTGTAAGCATATTTCCGAAGATAAAAAAACCCCACCGGAGTGGGGATCTTTTTTTTAGAATGGTGATTCTTGGGATGGGAAGTGCTGATTGTAACTCGCTCCCTGGGATGATTCTCCCGTGATCACTCCAAGGTGTTCCGATACAAATCGGGGAATGTCTTGAAGGGAGATTTTTCCTCCCACTACAAGATCAATCGCACCCTTGAAAGCAACCGAACGAGCGATCTGCTCATCCTTACTGCCCCCCTTTGATCCTCCTCCTCCGGAATATCCTCCACCCGAATAGGGAGCAGTTCCTTTGGAGATCTTCACCGATCCCTTTGCATTGATGGAGTATTCTACCTCATCGCCTACGTTATACCAGGGGGATGCGGTTTTGGAGAAGGCCGTGCCCTTTACTCCATCATCAAAGGATATATCCATCTTGTGGAATTCCTGCCATTGACCAGCAGGGGTGATGCTTACGATTTTTGCCATTGTTGATTGAATTGATTGATTTGTTGATTAATGAATTCTCTTTTCTTCGATTCGTGCAGTTCCTTCTCAAGGAATACGATTCGTTCCTCTAACCAGGAAATGTATGCTTTCTTTTTCATCGCCCGAATAGTTTATCGGTGATCCAATCTTGCGTTTCGTTTGTCGCATTGGTTACCGGATTCGATTCGAGTAGCATATGCTCAAGCATTGTGCTTCTCTTCAAAAGAGCCTCAATCCTCATTTCCTGGAATGAGATGATTGATTCATACATCTCCGGAGAGAGTCGATTAATTGTTGTGTCTTGCATTGATTTTATCATTTGGTTCCCTCAAACCTATGATATTTTATCAACACTTCCAAACTTTAATCAATAGAAATGAAAAATATTTTTGCCGTATCCTTCTGAATATCAGTATTCTGCACAATGGTCATCTTGTTGAAATACTTGGGCGAGTCATCCTCTATCCCTCCCCATTCCTTGAAAGCATCCATTGCAAACTTTACTGCCATAATGCAGTTGTCAATGTCATAGCGGTAATTTACCTCCGCTCGGATTTTGATTTTTTTATACTTGACCGGATCAAATTGATTCAACTGATCCAGGATCTCCGCTTTGAATTTGTCTTTTGCTTTCTTCCTTACGATCCAATGCTTCGAGGCATAGAACGCATTTAGTGAAGGCACTTTCCCTACCTCAACGCTTATATCCACAACGCTCCGCAAAATGTGGGTCAAGATCCCAAACCTTTGAAAGGATCTCCCTCTCTCTCTTCAATGCCTCTTCTCTTGCAGATCTCGTGGGTTCGCAATTAGCGAAAAGCATCGCAGCTTCCTGGAGAAGAGTATCAATCTTTCTCCTTGTTGCTTTGTTGGTATAATACTTCCATTCCATCGGATTTGGGTTTTGCTGAGGCATTGTTGTACTCAAAGTATTCAAAGTGGTGAACTGATTTTTGGACTTGATGTTCAAGTTCACGCTCAAGATGAGCGATAGCTTTTTTGATGTCTTGGGTAATTGGATTGTTTGGTTTCTTTCCAGCCCGGAGGAGGTAGGTTATTGCCGTTCCAAGATTGTAGTTGTCTTCCTGGAAATCCAATACCACATCAAACGCCTCAATACGCTTGTATTTGCCAATGTAGTATTTAGGAGTCTTGCTCATCTCTCGCAAAGTTAGGGTTTTCCTCCCAATAGATAAAATGCCATCCTTCGTGATGGTTAGGAGTTGTTCTTTCTCCTTGCTCTTTCTCTTGTTCTTTCCTCATCTGCATCAAGTGGGTAATCCATAAAACCAAAATGAGATAGAAAAGGATTTTGATAGTCATCCGCTATCTCTCCCCTCTCTATCCTATCCCATTTCTTCCTTAGTTCTTTCTTAGTCAACTTAAGTAACTTAGTTATTCTCTTTCAGAGAATCTAAAGTAGTTAGTTAAGTTAAGTAAGTCAAGTTAAGTTGTAAAAAATAATCAACCGAACCCATACAATCAAAAAAAATCTTCACTTTCTTTTTTCTTCGATTTGCCAAACGATCTCCTGCTCAGGTGATAGATTACACATCCAAAGCACAAAAACCTCTTAAATCAAAGAAAACAGCCCTTAAAACAGCTTTTTGATTAGTTGGTGGATGAACTGCCGAAGAATAACCAGGATGCATAGGATGGCAATCGTCCATCCAAGCAATCCCTCCCAAGTGAGTTTTCTTTTCTTCTCAATGATGGGTTGGTTGACGATCTTGATGGTCTGAACCTTCACCGTGTCCGGGGGGCATTCCGCTTCAATCAAAATTTCCTCTCCAGGAAGATACCTAAGTTCTACCCTTACGCGATCTTGAAATAGGACGGTGTCCTTTCTGATCGTCAGCGTGTCGTGAAGGATTCGCTCCTTTGTTACAACTACCGTGTCCCTTACAACTACACTCTGCTGGATACTTTTCGCACCACCGCATCCACTAACTACCGCAAGAATCGCAATCGGGATTGTCAATAGAGCAAAGCGGGTTAACGGGTACTTCTTCCAAGTCATTGAGCCATTCATTAAAAGGGGAGGTATTTTGTTCGTCCATTTATTTTAGTTGCTTTGAGTATTTGTTTTCGGTGTCTTGGGGAGTAGGAGACGTGAACCCAGCTTGGAGCATCATCCGTGCCAAACTCCCAAATGAGTTGGTCAAAGTCGGTATTGTCCTTAATCCAATTAAAAAGAACTTCATTGCCTCCCTTGAACTTGAGATCAGCAGCTTGAGCCAAACAATGTTGGGAGGTCTTTGAACCTCCAATCTTGACGTTCACCTCCGGAGAGCGATAGCCACTTGTTACTTGAATCGCTCCTAAAGCATCTCTCGCGGGTTGTAAGACGTTATCTGCAAGGGCTTGTAGGTTTTCCTTCAGATGGTCGGGAAGTGCGTTAGGAAGCCCCGTATTGGTTTTTGTCAGTTCCGCTAAAGTGAAGTTTTTTGTCATCGGCCTTGTCCCTTGTAGGGTTTCTTGTAGCTTTTGCTTTTCTTGTTAGAGCTTTCTTGCTTGGAGTGTTTTCTTCGTTTCTTGCTCTTACTGATGTAAGAGGTAGCCGTTTGCATTTTAGCCACGATGATTCTTTTTAAGTTCTACAATCTTGAAAACGGTGTAGACGATAGAAGCCACCAACAAAACAATTTTGAGGATAGCCTCCACATCGGAAAAGGATACTGCCATTGAACCGCCATTGACGATAGCTAACTTGACATCTTCTGTTTTCATTTCTTTGCGAACTTATCCAATGAGGTAAAACCAAAGCAACCAAGAGTCAATACCAAAACGGCATTTACCAGACCATCGCTTGGGGCGATGTCTTGGTGCGTGAACGAATTGGCTACCATAGTACCCAACAAAACGATAGAGCCAAGCAAAGCAATGAAACGCTTACTGCTTACCTCATCCCCTACGGATAGGAGTTTAGTTATCCAAGTTTTCATCTACGGGAGGATTGCAATAGTCCGGGAAAAGGGCGCAGTATTCAGCCGTATAAGCAGCCTCCCATCCAGCGAAGATGTGGATACCGCAAGGCTTAACCCATACAATAGAAGCCTCCCAAGAGGGAAGCTGGTCGTTGGTCCAAATAACGTCAACGCAGATATTGGGGTTTAGTATCTCACAGACGGGATTGCCTTCGGAATCCTCACCCCATTTATCGCATAGATTACCGATATAGTGGACGGCTATCACCTTCGAGGGGTCGTAGGATACGTTGCCCTCTGCATCGGTGATTTCAATCTCGGCCTTTGCCGTCTCCCAAGCGGTTGGGTTTTTAAACTCGTATTTTAAGAATCTCATAATGCAGTCAAGTTTGCAAGGTCAGCGTTTGAAAGGCGGGTTTTGAATACAA